ATGGAGAATAACAAAATAAAAGATAAGATAGATGAGCTTGTTGAAAGTCTTAACCGCGCATCAAAAGCTTACTACAACGGCGCAGATGAAATAATGCCAAACTACGAGTGGGATGCACTGTTTGATGAGCTTACTCAGCTTGAAAAAGAAACAGGATATATCCGTCAGGACAGTCCGACACAGAATGCAGGCTATGAGGCAGAGGCTGGAAATCGTGAGCCGCATGAGTATCCGGCACTTTCACTTGCAAAGACAAAGAGTATTGAGGAGCTTAAGAAATGGGCAGGTGATATGCCAATCTGGCTTTCATGGAAGCTCGATGGACTGACACTCGTGCTCACATATGACGGTGGCAGGCTTGTGAAAATACTGACGAGAGGAAATGGAACTGTAGGAAGTAACATCACCTTTTTGCAGGATGCCATAAGCGGCTTCCCAAAGGAGATACCATACAAGGGACATATGGTTGTAAGAGGGGAAGCGACAATTTCCTACACGGATTTTAAGCTGTTAAATGATACAATCGAGGACGATGATGAGAAATATGCCAATCCAAGGAACCTTGCCTCCGGTACATTAAATCTCGATGATGTGGAAGAAGTGAAGCGCAGACATGTAGTGTTTTATGCGTTTACACTCGTGCATATAGATGATGATATCATATCATGGGGGGATAGAATGAGCTATCTTAGTGATATGAAATTTAATGTTGTCAAAAGGGAGGCGACAGATGCGGCAGGCCTTGATGAGGCTGTAAAACGCTGGACAAGGGATGTCGAGAGTGGCAGGATGGATGTGCCTGTGGACGGACTTGTCATATGCTATGATGACACTGCCTACGCTGCAGGCGGAAGCGTCACGGGACATCATGCAACGAGAGCAGGTTTTGCCTTCAAGTGGCAGGATGAGGCTGTAGATACGAGGCTTCGTTATATTGAATGGTCGTGTGCGGTTTCGACAATATCGCCGGTGGCTGTTTTTGAGCCGGTGCAGATAGAGGGTACGACGGTTTCGAGAGCTTCGCTTTGCAATCTGACTGAAATAGAAAGGCTTGGGGTGGGAAAAGAGTGTACACTTTCCGTGATAAAAGCCAACAAGATTATTCCGAAATGCATAGCTGTAAAGGATGCGGTGGGAGCAGTTGAGATTCCGAAGGAATGTCCGGTGTGTCATCATCCGACACGCATATTTGTAAGTAAAAACAGCGGTGTGAAGACTCTGCATTGCACAAACCCTGACTGTACAGCCAAGAATGTCAAAAAGTTTTCAAGATTTGTCAGCAAAAGCGGAATGGATATAGATGGACTTTCGGTACAGACAATGCTAAAATTTATAAATGAGGGATTCATAAAACAGTTCCCTGACATATACCATCTGCCCGAGCATTTTGATAAGATAAGCAGCATGGAAGGCTTTGGAGAAAAATCATGCATGAATATGCAGACTGCCATCGAAAAAAGCAGACATGTCCATCCTGTTAATCTGATATTTGCACTCTGTATACCTCTTATAGGTACCGATGCAGGTAAGAAAATTGTCAATGCGATAGGCTTTGAGGGTTTTGCGGACAGGATGAGAAATGCCACTGATTTTGTGGATATAGACGGCATAGGCCAGGAAAAGTCAGGCTCCATACTTGAATGGTATGCAAATCCCAAAAACAGCGCGATGTTTGAAGCACTGATTAAGGAGCTTGACATAGAAAAGGTCGATATAAAGGATATGTCGGAGGGAAGCTTAAACGGCAAGACCTTCGTTATCACAGGCGATGTGCATGATTTTGCCAACAGAAGCGAGTTTAAGACCTATGTGGAGTCACAGGGCGGTAAGGTGACAGGAAGCGTGTCAAAAAAGACAGACTATCTGGTAAACAACGACACTGAATCTACTTCATCAAAAAATAAAAAAGCAAAAGAATTAGGAATACCTATCATCTCGGAGGATACATTTATAGAGATGTTTGGGCGTTAGAAAAGAGGTTATAAAATGCCTATAAAGACACAAAATGATTTACCTGTAAAGGAAATACTTGAGAGAGAAAATATATTTGTGATGGACGAAAACAGGGCATCACATCAGAACATCAGACAGCTGGAGATTGCGATTGTAAATCTCATGCCATTAAAGGAGGACACAGAGCTTCAGATACTGCGCTCGCTGTCAAATACCCCTATACAGGTCAATGTGACTTTCGTAGCCACTTCGACTCACGAGGCCACTCACACATCACTCAGTCATCTGAACAAGTTTTACGAGACCTTTGATGATATAAAGGACAGATATTTTGACGGCATGATAATCACGGGAGCACCGGTTGAGCTGATGGAATACGAGGAGGTAGACTATTGGGACGAAATATGCAGGATAATGGAGTGGAGCAAAACACATGCTTTCTCCACACTTCATCTGTGCTGGGGTGCACAGGCCGGATTGTATTATCATTACGGCATACAAAAGCATGTGCTTCCAAAGAAGAAGTTTGGTGTGTATGCGCACCGTGTAAAGAACAGAAAAATCCCGCTTGTCAGAGGCTTCGATGACGTGTTTTATGCACCGCATTCAAGGCATACCGAGGTGTTAAAGGAGGATATATTAAAGCATCCGGAGCTTACCATACTTGCGGAGTCGGATGAGGCAGGAGTATTCCTTCTGATGGACCAGGACGGCAAGAAGATTTTTGTGATGGGACATCCTGAGTATGACAGATATACTCTTCACAATGAGTACGAGAGGGATAAGAAAAAGGGGCTTGATATAGATATGCCGGTGAACTACTATCCGGATAATGATGATACACAAAAGCCGCTTTTACAGTGGCGGTCACACGGCAATATACTTTATTCCAACTGGCTTAATTATTATGTGTACCAGGAGGTGCCGTACGAGTTCATAAACAACCGCGAGATAATTGGAAAATAGCGGTATTCTGGGGCTTCTTAGGAAAAATTAAAATTACATAAAAACACCAAATCTTGGTATAAGTTGGCATAAATTGGCATAATTTTTCATGCCGTGGGTTTAAAATGGTGTTTTTGGTGGTTCATAAATGGTGTCAAATATGAGCTGAAAATACAACTGAATAATGAATGACGTAATCCATATGATTAGGACATCTTAATAAGACCATATCAATTGTAATAGATTGTGTGGTCTTATTTTAGTGCCTTAAAAGGGATGGACATAAAAATATACACTGATGGTCTTAAAATGCCTGTATGAGCCGATTACAGCGTCACAGAGGCATTATATGATCAAATTAAGAAATACACATTTCATTAGAAAAATTACAAGGAGGAATTAAATGTTTGGAACAGTAACGAGATATTTTAAGGACAAAGGATATGGGTTTATCCGTGGTGACAATGGGAAATCATACTTTATCCATAATTCAAAGCTGAATGGTGAGTATATAGAGTGTGATTATTACGTGTTTTTCAGACCATTCCATAACAATAAGGGGAATTGTGCAGAAATTATATCTGTTATCGAGTCACCAGAAAGGAGTAAATGATGCTAAAGAAAGAATTTTTAGACAAGGTAGCTGAAAATGCGGGATTGTATAAATATCAAGCATATATGTTTTGGAAAGCATTTGAGGAAGTTCTTATAGAGGAGCTACGACAAGGCAAGAAAATTAAAATTGATTGCTTTGGAACATTCTATGTATCAGAGTCAAAAGAGTACAAAATTACTAATACTATTGCAAAGAATAGTGAAAGTCAAGTACCTGCTCAAAAAAGAATACGCTTGAAGCCTAGTAAGATTATAAAAAGAAAACTGAATAGTAAAGGAATAGAAGAGAATGAGTAATATTTTACATATCAAGGATGCTTATTTTGAGTTGCCAGAGAAATGCAAGGATGATATAGGCTGTATGGTAACTCTGTTAGGTATACATTTACAACAGAATAAGGATGTATCAGAAGATGATACGTGTAACATTGAGTATGAGATTATAGTAAAGGAGAACTAAGATTATGACAAAAGAATTAAGCATTGAAAAGATTAAGAAGGAACTGATTGACAATATTTCCAATAACTCTGAGATTTTAGAGTATTTTGAAAATTATTTACAGGGTGAAGAATATCACAAGCATTGTTTAAAAGAATATGGAATGAAGTACATAAAAGATAACTTTATTTTTGCTAATGATATGTCAATGTCAGACAATGGTAATTTTATATCCGTTAAAGTTAATGAAGAGGAAGGCACTAGCCTTGATGGTATAAAAATGTATTATAGAGTTATTATTATGGTTACTCTTGAAGATTATAAGGATATTGATACAATATCGGTCTTACTTGGGAAGATTGCTACAGAATTATATCCAGATAGATTTAGCTATAAAAATACTGTATATTATCATAAGAATAGAAAACAACCTGCAAGAGTGATAAAGTTTACAGTCGGATAATCGGCAGACATGCACCGATTTAAAAAATATGATGGATATTTCCCAACAGGCAGGAAGTAAAAGAAAGTCTGTATCAGAGTTCAAGAATATCTTGTGAGGTTCATTTGAACCTATCATTTGTGCAATTCTGCACATTTTCCAATAAGAAAAATTGAATAACACGACTGCTGCATATAGCAGTTTATTAAGGTGCGTCATTTATGCCGAGCCTATTTCTTGACCTCTGATTTAATAATAAGGAGGACTATGATTAGTGAAATTAAAAACAATGAAACAAAAATATGTAAGAAGTGTGGGAGAGAACTTCCATTAAGTAAGTATTCAAAAATATATGGAAAGGCATGGGCTGTAACATGTAAAGATTGTGTTATCGACACAAGAACAAAGAAATACTATGAGAATGGATTGACATTATATAATACAGATAAATCCATGAGAACAAAAAGAAATTATAAGACTATACATAAATCAAGAATACTTACAAAAGCTGTATCGGGAATAGCTCATATTGCTAAAGACGAGAGATTTGTACGATTGCTTGATTATAAAGATACATGGATATCTAACTATGGTAGAAGTATAGTAAAAGATGGTGATAGATACAAGCTCTTAAGAGGTTCACGTTCATACGATGACGAAGAGTTATATTACACTCTTGATAAGAATGTATACTTTAAGACTAAGAAAGAGTGGGGACATAGGAGAAAGAGAGTCAAGGCTAGTGACCTTGTGATCCAGACATTTATCGTAAATTATGATATGCTAAACAATACATGTATATGGCATGAAAACAATGATGTAAAGGATAATTACTATAAACACTTATATCCAGTCACAGAATTGCAGTATGGAGCATTAAAGCAGATATATGATGAGAATGGTGCGGTAACTGAAACACAGATTATGGATATCATTAATTCTGTAGAATATAAGCCTGATAATTGGAATCCTTGGCATTTTAGAAGAACATATGAAGGTATTGGATATCTTGGGACTGATGATGTTGATTATAATTCTGACGAATTTAATCGTTGGAAAAATATGATACAACGTTGCTACAATAAGAAGATTCATGTATATAAGCCGTATTACAAGGATAAATCAGTATGTGAAGAATGGCGCAACTTTGCCAATTTCCGTATATGGTATAGAGAGCATATAATACCAAATGAAAAACTTGATTTAGATAAAGACTTGCTTGTACCGAATAATAATGTTTATAGTCCAGAAACATGTGCATTTATGACACATTATCTCAATACTGTATTTGAGGGAAGAGGTGTAAAAAGAACTATCGAAAAGAAAGAAGATGGTTTTAAGGTTCAGATGGATATTTTAAGTAAGAAAATGGATGTTGGTACGTTTGATACGAAAGAAGAGGCGTACAAAGGTTTCTCAAGATTTAAGGAAAAATATATTAAGGAACTTGCAGAGAGTTGTAAGGGCAAAGTACAGGATTGCGTGTATAATGCTATGCTAAATTGGAAAGTCGAGATAGCTGATTGAGTCTAATGTATTTAATTTTATAGGGCATATTAGGTAGAAATATCTGATTGCCCTATTTTTTTACGTTTTATTTATTGGTCTGATATGGTAAAATGGAGAAAAATATAGCAAGTATGTATTGGAGGTTACGAAATGAGTGAATTAGATATGTTTAATGAAGATATTGATAAATTCTTGGATATGAATGACGATTGGGATTTAAAACCTAAAGATTATTACGATGCATTTTCAAAAATATGCTTCAAATATTCAGATAGCTCTATAGTTCCATATTTATTGTGCCGTGAGCTGATAATAGATGAGTATCCATGTGAAGAATACTATATGCAAATGCTTATGGACGTATATTCGTTTTATAGTATTGGGGATGATTTTTTAGATATTCTTCAACAACTACTTGATGAAGGTTATTGTAAAGAAAGTCAAAAGAATGTGTATGAGCTAATAAAAGAAGATGTTCATGATGGTTGTATAATCGCATATCGTGGAGAATTTGAGGCAGGTGATAAAGGTAATCTAGATTATACACAATCTGTTAGTTATACATTAGATTATGAACAGGCAAAATTTTTTGCAACAAGAGTTAAGATGTTACCATTAACAAAAAGTATTGTGTATACTGTGAAAGTACCTGTAAAAGATGTACTTGCTTATATTGATAGAGAGGATGAAGTTGTTTGCTTGCCTATTTGTATGGGTGGAAAAATGGAAGTGATAAAAGAAGAATCATTTTTATAATGGCTAATCTGTATCAAATGGTATGTATTTTATAAGGTTGCAAATATAACAGTAAAAATAGGGTATAACAATATTTAGCTATATTTTTTTTACGTTTTTTGCAATATCGTACACTATATCGTGTACTTGGGAAAACGTTGATTTTACGCTATTCTTAAAACGATATAGTACTGATTTAGGTGTTTTTTGCATATAAAATCTTTATCGGTAAAACCCTTATAAATCAAGGCTTTTTTGAAATTTAGAAGTAAAAAGTTAAATTTAGATTTAATATAGAATAGTTCATTTTTGAAGTAATTTGTTGAGAGATTATTTGAATTAATTGCTTATCGTAACATTGAGCTGATTTTTGTTTTGATGCTATATCTTATAAAAAACTGCTACACACTATACTATAAATGACAAAAAATTGTCGTTAAATACAGATCGGTGTTTTTAAAGCTATTTTCATACATAATAAGACTACTTTTCAGTAGCCCTATCAATTTTACTCAAATATTCCTTAAGCACCATATTTACATATTGGCTGAATGACCTATCATCATTCTCTGCAAGCTGTTTTATCTTTTCAATTATATCCTCATCAAGTGTAAGACTCACTCTGTTTTTTAATGGCTTCATGCTCTACCTCTTTTTGATGATAATATATCACTTTACACGATAAAATATTGATAAGTAATACAAAATGTGATAAAGTAATACTTATAGAACTATAGTACTATTTGAAGAAGGGGAGGAGAGCCTATGAAGAAAAAGCTATTATTAGTTTTAATGGTAACTTGTATGTTAGTTGGGTGCGGTTCACAAGCTAAGCCCAATACAGAAACAGCAAAGAAAGCTGATACAGAGAAAACAACCGAGGTTACTAAGAAAGAAACTGAAACACAGCCGACAGAACAAGACACACAGAAAGCACAAGAGCCTATTGTCGGAAATGCAGCAGGTGTTGCAAATTGGCATGATACAGAAGAACAGATTATAGGAAAACAAGATGGTGAAATAAATACAAGAGATGGTGACACAAATAATGGTTGGATAGGATATGATACAACAATAGATGGTCATAATGCCTTCTTATATTATTATATTGATCCCAATTATGGATGCTACGAAGTAGATTATATTATATATGATTTTGATCTTGATACTAATTTATGTAAATCAGAGTATGATAACCTTGTTTCTATTTTGACAAATAAATATGGTGAGCCAAAAAGCAACGAAAAAGAAATACTGTCAAGCATGGCAGGAGTATCAGGTGATGATATAGATTTTTTACTTGGACATATTGATTATACTGCAATGTGGGAACTTGATGACAAAGACATACAAATGTGGGCATTTTATAATTCGCAACAGAATAGTATGAGAATAGAAATAAATTATTATGCAAAAGATTATTCTGGTCAAGGCTATGTCAATTCAGATACCAAAGGATTATAAGGAGGCTAGGCATGAAAAATAAAAGTGGATTTATTCTTAATCTTATAGCAATGATATATATTTTATTTTCTGGAATCGGAATAGGTGTTTCAAATAAATTACCTTGGTGGCTGATGTTTCTTGCTATTATAGGATTTATTATTACTACAATACTTGGAATGATTGTAAGTATAAAAGAAACAAAGGTATTAAAATACATTGTGTTAGTCTTGGCAATAATTTGTCTGATGGTTGATACGGCAGGATTATTTATGTTTGATTTTGCTTTATTTTTATTATTGCAAATGTGTACGCTGATACCTTCAATATTAGCTTTAATAGCTTCAATAAAAAACGTGAAATAAGGAGATTATATGGGAATTTTAGAATTATTAATCATTGTATGTATATTAGCACTTGTTGCAATATTTATAGCTATTGTAATCAAATCTGCTAAACAAGATAATCAAAAAACTGGAACTTTCTATAGAGAACATATAGATGATACTAATGAGTCAGTAGAAGAAAATACTCAAACTATACAACAGACTATACCAACACAGCAAAAACAGCAAAATGAAAAAGAAGATGTATTAGCTATGGTTTTTTATGTGATAGGTTTAATCACAATTCTGATAGGTTTTGTTTCGGCAATCTCTGAAGCTAACATTATATATTTTTTAACAGGAGGTATTTCAGGGTTACTATTTCTTGGTTTTGGTGAAATTATCAGCTTATTATATTCAATATGTAAAAAACTTGATAAATGATAAAATAGAGGGCTACCATTGTTTAACGGCAAGGGTAGCCCTTTTTTTATTATAGCTACAATAAAATGAATACCTCATTATTTTAGACGATAAAGTTATCAACTAAATGATTACTTCTTGCAGTTTATTGTAGCTACAGTGAAAAGTATGGATAAATGGTACACTGCTGCATATTATACCAATAACAATCAAACAAAAAATTATGGAGTTTGTATGTAGCGTTAGCGAAATACAAACGGAATATTCTTCTCTTGATAATATGAGTCTATATAGATATAGACTGCACAAAATTGATAGCTGGGATGTACCCAAATGAAGTAAATTTTCACATTTAGGTACATACAGCATGTACCCAAATGAATTTTAAAGAGTCTTCTGAAAGATTGCGCATCATAGCAAGAGCAGTGGTAGGTGCAAGAATTCCTGTATCAACCAAATCTTCTAATTCAGGAATAAGTTCTGTGAGTTTTTTGTAGTTATTAAGAGTATCTACTGAAACTCCAATCATTTCTGCAATATCTGACTGATTCAAATCCGAAACTTTCGGACTTGAAGTTTTTCTATCGCCACCATGTTCAATACCATAAATTCTTTCAAGTTCCTTAATACATCTGCCAAGTTTTACAGGATTAGGATTACCAATACCACGCTGACGAATATTTGTTTCAATACAAATTTTGAATTACCTTAATGGAAGTGCTAAAAAAACACTTTCATTACTAGCGAAAAAATATACACTGCTGCATATTCCTATGGTTTTATATATCCCCCATCCCCATATATTAGGTACTTAAAATTCTATAGTTTAAACATACCCCCCCGGTAGGGAAGTAGCTAGTTGAGCTGACAATGTTGGAGAGGTAAAATTATCAAGTTAGTGTGTGAATGAACCAGATATAGGCTTAATATAAAATAGAGTAGGGGCAAACAGTTTTTAATACCCCGAGTTCGGCATATCAAAAAATTAAGGTTTCGTGTGAGTAGTACAGATATACCTATTCCAAACAATAAACTTTACTTTTAAAATGTATACATACCCCACCGCATAATAAAAAAGCTATGAGCATTACACCCATAGCCTTATAATATCTTATTATCTTTCCCAGTAGTAGCCGTTACCATCCGCAGTATATAATTGTAAGCTGTTCTCTGTTGCTGTAAAGTCTGTTACTTGTTTCATATCTATACAGTCGTTTTGATATTCAGTATCAAGCGGTAAATCATTCAAAATATCATCATAGGACATATTAGAACTATTATTTAATTGATAGCGTGTATCCTTTAATTCAAAACACGGATAACCATAACTATTAATATAATAATAGGCTACATCATCAAGCGGTATGCACTTATCTAGTGATATATAGCCTTGTGGGACAGTTTAAACTGTTTCGGTCTTTGCTTGTGTAGTTCCAAGATAATACGCACCTATTAACATAATAACTATAACTGTAGCTGTTGTAATGTTCTTTATTGATTTATTCATAATATTGTACTTCCTTCCTTTGTGTGGGTGTAGGCTTTATTACCTACACCCTTATTTTTTTTACGCTTCTTTTAATCTCTTTGTTGTTTCTGTCTGTACTTCTGTACTACCATAATAATTTCTTATATCATCCATAGATAACTTTTTTTGGCTTCTCTTTCTGAATGCTTCGGTATGAAAATACCACTTCTTTTTTTCTCTTGCCCATCTAAACCCTAGAGTCTTTAAACTGTCCTTGTGTTCGTATGTGTTACCATCAACCCATATCCATCAACCGACTATTTCAATATTGATATTTTCCATTGTAACAATATGCTGTAATACTTCACTTAATTTTTCATCTTCTGAAAAATCATACTTCATATTATTATAATCTGTTTTGTTGTCGTTGGTGTCGCTTGCGTTGTGTTCGTGTCTGTCTTTTAATGTTTTGAATAATGTATCATATTCAACATTGATTTCTTTTGTTGTTTCCGTTGATCCGTTTGGGGTGTCTGGATGGTACTTCTTTAATAATTCTTTGTATTGTTTTCTTAATTCTTCTAATGTTTCTACATTCTTAAAATATTTCATATGAAAACCTCCTTAAAAAATAAATAGTTGATTGATTTGATACAATTATAATACACTAACTAGTGTACAATATCAATATACAAATTCACTAAGAAGTGTACGAATATTTTATACAATGTGTACACTAGGTAGTGAACTTGCACAATAAAAACGACACTAACAAGTGTACATTTCGTGTATTCTGTCAATGGATTTTGCACACTAACGAGTGTACAATACAGTTACAAGGTCAAGGAAATGACCTTAACAAATCAATAAGATTTTTTATAAGGAGGTACGCTTTATGTGTATGACAAAGAAAGAACTTGAGAACAAAATCAATGAGTTAAGGAGTCTTAAGGCACTAGAACGAGAAACCGCAGACGAAGCACAAGCGATTGAGGTTGAAATCATAAATTATATGAAAGAAAACAACCTTGACACTGAAATTACAGACACGGCAACAGTTACTTACAAGTCGCAGACAAGAAGAACATTAGATAAGAAAAGACTTGAGGAAGATTTAGGAGACTTGACAGACTACGAGAAAGTTACAACATACAGCGTTTTACGTGTGAAGTAGTAACCGACAACGGCAAGGGTGGAGCCGTAAATCCACCCACTACAAAGCGGAGGACAGATAGAGCATGAAACATTTTATATACAATGTACTGTTGATAGTATCAATAATTATCATGGTGTGGTTCGTTGCAAGTTACATAAATGTAATGATGCACCATATGACAAGCGGTTATATATATCCAAGTTGGAATTTTTTCAACATATTTTAGAAGGGAGTAAGAGCATGAGCAAATTACAACATCTATTCAAAGTCGGTCAGAATGTCAAGTGCAGTATAGATGGAACTATGCAGAAGGGTATTGTTACCGAGGTACATGATGACCATATTATTGTAGATATTCCAGAGATAAACAATCACTGTTGGTTTGAAGAGGGATTTAATCTCGATTGTGTATATCCAATATACAATTTCTAAACTTGCAGAAGCTTTAAAGCCTAGTCGGTTTAGCCGTAGCATCAAAGCTGACTAGGCTATCGGAAGAAATGCCACAACAACAAATCAATAAAATACAAAGAAAGTAGAGGTAATTACTATGGGTTACAAAGCAAGTTACACAGATAGACCGTTATCAGAAGAGGAAAAGTTATTCGCTGAAGAGCATCATAATCTTATGTATAGATACATGAGATTACATGAACTTAATGTAGAAGAATGGTATGACATCCTAATAATTCCATATTTGCAGGCAGTGAAAAAGTACCATGAGTATGAACGGTTGCACAAATTGAAGTTTGAACAGATATTTTTCAGAACGCTTGATAGTGCTAGGAGTAATTATTGGAGAGATTTAAACAGACCTAAAAATTGCCCTGAAGGCGGTATATGGAGCATAGAAGGAATGAAAGCCATTAATAATAATGAAGCTGAAGCTGATGACTGCGATTTTTATAATCTTTTGAAGGATGACCGAATATCACTCAATGACATTGTAATAGATAGCCTTTATACAAGTGCTTTAATTGATGAACTTGAAAAAGAGCAGTACAAGAAAATAGTTTTGTTACTTATAGAAGGATACAGCGGTAAAGAAATACGCAACATGTTACATATTGGGTATAAGAAGTATTCACGTTATATCGCAGAAATCAAAGACATCATTTTAATGTGTATCGGTTAATTACATAAAGGGGAACAAATCAAAGTTCCTCTTAACCATTATAAGGAGCGGAAGAACATGGAAGAAAGAACACTTAAACCATACAGAGGATTTTTTATCACAAAAAGCTATGAAAAAGATGCAAACGGATGTATAGACATTAACTCATTGATATATATAGCCAACTCAAAAGATGATGGTCTTTTTGATGGAGATAAAACACTTAAAGGCTTGAAACACAAAATTGATAAGTACCTGGGTTGTAAGTAAATAGTAGAACAAATAAGGGGAGCTGAAAAGTTCCCCGATTATCAGAAGGAGCGAAAACAATATGGTTGTAAAGGAATTAAAGACATATAGAGATTTTTCTATATTAGAAGTAAGAGAAGGAAAATCAAATGTTCATATAGCCTATTCACAAATAGATGGACATTATGAGACAGCCCAAGTATACGAAGATTTAATTCAGAAGATAGACGAGTACAGAATGGAACGTAAATCATCTAAGTTTGATAACCCAATGTATAACAAGGGTTATGAGGACGGATTCGCAGATGGTGCGAACAGTGTAGAAGAATAGAGAGGTGCGATAAATGGAATTAACAAGACTAACAGATAATGAGCGCAAGTTTGCAGAGGACAACCACAGATTAATATACAGCTTCCTAAGTAGCAAAGGGTACAGTATAGAGGATTATTATAATATTGTTGTGTTCGGCTATCTCAAAGCGGTACAAGTGTATAGCAAGAGAGCAGACCTGCAAGAGAAATATAAGTTCTCTGTAATAGCATGGAAATATATGAAATCAGAAATTGGAAACCATTTTAGAACGGAAACAGCGCAGAAGAGAGCCACCGAAGAATCTTTATTAAGTCTGGATGCAGATAATGACGATACAGAGAATTTATATAATATGGTAGGTGGGAAATCGGCAGAATCAAATATTATGGAAAATGCAGCAGTTCAGGACATATTGAGTAAACTAACGGAAACACAAAAGAAAATTGTTTGCATGAAAGCGGAAGGTTATAACAATACTGAAATTTGTACCTTGATAGAATTGCCACAATCAACGTTTTACAAGGAAATGACAAGAATAAAAAAGACACTGAACAGTAGGAGGTAATAGAACTATGAAAGCACTTTTAATTAACGTAATGGAAAACAAAACAGAGGTTGTAGAAGCGAATGAGCTTAAAGACTATTACAGACTTATAGGCTGTACAACAATAGACATAGTAAACAGAAACATCAAGGGAAAGCGATACGAGATTATTTGTGACGATGAAGGTACATTTAAAGCTGATCCACGAATATCAGCCATAGATGATATGGGAAATGCTATGTTAGTTGGTAATCTGATTGTATGCGGTCAAGCTGATGAAGAGGGAAATCTTACAGACCTAACAGAAGCCGATATTAAGCATATTAAAGAATTTACAAATATCATGGGAACTCGTAAACATCCAGAAGGCTTATTAATGATTTGTCAGATGGAATATTAATATAAATCCTCTGCTGTCTGTATTGGATAGCAGAGGGAAAATGAGGTAAAAAGTATGTACGTTATCACTAATGGAAATACATATATAACAAAATCAAGGTCTGGAAAAGTTGGAAAGACAAGTAATATACTAGAAGCAGAGTGGTTTGATAGTATAGATATAGCCAATATAATATTTCAACACGCACCAAGCAAAACAAAAGGATATTATATCAAAGACTTAGAAACATGTTATGTTTACAAGCGTTATACAAATGGAAAAATTAAATTTCCCAGAGAGGTCAGAGAGCTTATCTATAATAATGCAGAAGGTAAATGTGTACTATGTGGACGAAAAATCACATATGATGATATGACATTAGACCATATAAAACCGCTTGCCAATGGTGGAAAGAATACAGTAACCAATTTACAATGTACTTGTGAAGCGTGTAACAAGTTTAAAGGTTCAATATTACCATCTGATTTCTTTGATAGAATAACGGAAATTTTTACATATCAGACCGAAACTAAAACAAGGCATCCTTTTGTATGGAAAATCACACGCAGATTTTTGAAGTTGTGTATTGAATAATATATGAAAATCTATTAAAATTGGAGGTGAAAACATTTGAAAGGTATTATTGATATGTCAGCTACTACAGTTATTAAAGATATATTAGAAGCAAAGGAAAAATCACAGATAGAGCTTGCAGAAGAAATAAATATTACTAGGCAAAATTTAAGTAATAAAATGGGAAGAGATAAATTTTCATCTCTTGAATTAGTGGAAATTGCAGATGCTTTAGGAATGAATTTGATTATGAAAGATAAAGCAGATGGAACAGAATATATAATTGACTATCCAGAAGATCAAAAAGGAAAATCAAAACGGAATATGACTGAGGAACAGAAAAAGGCTGCACAGGAAAAATCTATGTACACGAAAGCAAGACACGCTAATCAGACAGAATAAAAAGGGTACTTGATTTCTCAAGCACCCTCATGTATAATCTACTTAGAAAGTGAATCGGATATGACTCCGATTTGCCCTCAGTAAAATTAAGCTATAAAGAATAGCATCCTTCACATTGAGCCGTAGAGGATGCTATTTCTTTTTATTATTATGATTGTCTATGTATGACAGAGCCGCAAATATGACGAGTAGAAGTGTTAGTACGTTATCTAAACTCATAGGGCATCACCCTCCTTTGTAAACTAGAGGGCATCTAACAATCGGAAAATCACATCCAACCTTCTGTTCAATTACATAAACGATTATATCATATGCAAAACAAATGTTCAATAATAAACACCAATGGAAAAATCCAAAGGTGTTTATTTTAATTTTTGCTGTTAAGTTGTACTGCTGCTTTCTCAAGCTCTACACTGCGCCAGTTGTCACGAATAAGCTGATATTGTAACTCATTCATACGTTTATCAATATAATGTTCAGTCCAATTCATAAGGGAGCCTGGAATCACACCTTCTGGAATGCTTAAAAGCAATTTAAACGCAGTATCTTCTATATTATTATGTATCTTATGTAAAAGCTCATTGAAGCGATTACGCTCGTGTATTTCTATATTCATTATTTACCTCATAAAAATTATTTTGAAAAAATTGTTGGAAGTGTGGAGAAATTGAAAGTGTTTTTATTACATTGATAGTATAAGATAGTACAACAGAAATGACAATAAAAACTTTAGTACCTAATCTGTTACGGAAATGGAACTTTCCTTTATTGGTGCGGTTTACTGGAAGCTATCAAATAAATCAATGGAAATAAGAACTAAATATTGTCAATAATAGGAACTTTTTAAGGCGGTGAGATATTGAACAAGAAAACTGTCGCATTGACAGAGGAACAATACAAACTAATCATAACAACAATCCGACAGGGGTTTATCTGTTCAGATGGTCATATTGTAAAGCCAAACAACAGAGTTGCTACAGCATTATCACTTGAAGCAAATCTTGGAGTTAGAATCAGCGACATATTACATTTAAGGTTATCAGACATAATAAGAGATGGTGATAGATACAGACTCAACATCATAGAACAGAAAACGCAAAAGAGGAGAGAGTTTACAGTACCAACAGATATATACATTTACATTCAGTCATATGCACTGGAAAATAATATACATCCAAATGCAAAACTATTTGATATATCTGAAAGAGCTGTTACAAAGCATCTGAAACTTACATGTGATTACTTGAAGCTTAAGGGAATCGGTTCACATTCATTTAGAAAGTATTTTGCGACAAGTATCTATGTAAACAATAATTATGATATTAACTTGGTGCGTGTATTGCTGCAACATTCTTCAACAGTTACAACCCAAAGATATATAGGACTACAATCGCATGAGATTGAGGATGCACTACAAAAGCATATCAAGCTAATATAAGAACACATTAGTATAGAAGAAACGCATTCAGAAAGGAGCTATTTATGTTATTAGTAGACGAAAAGAAACTTGATACAATGTTAAAAGAGAAATATGATAAAGGTGTTGCAGACGGAATCAAAACTGGCATCCGACTCATGGAAGAAAGAATATTACTTGCATGTGAGAATGGAAATCCACTTGATATTAAAGGCAAGGCATATTTTATTAAGTCGGATATTCAAAATCTTCGTGATATTATGGACGATATGGAGGTAGAGTAATGGCAACAGATAGACAGACACCATGCTTATACTATGTATGTGCAGGATTATGTACTAAAGGTAGAAAAGCGGATCACGCTCATTACTGTCAGTACTGCAATAAATATAAACCGAGAGCAAGGGTAAGATATAAAAATCAGAAGAAGGAAAAGTTAGAGAAAATCCGAAAGAACGAGAGGTATTAAATGAAGAGAAAATTAAAAATCTTTACATATGGATTCTATATAGGAATGATCCTATGGATATGCGGTTTGGTCGCATCTATGATTGTGGACAATGTTACAATAAAAATGCTTTTGATATTTATACCACTCGTAATATATCAGTTTTTCACAATAAGCAAGGGAATTATTGAGGATAAGATTAAGAGAGGAAGATATTAAGTTTATGGAACAGCCAAAATACAGATTAGAAGATTTAAATTTAAAGAGTGATAAGGAATATCTCGACATAAAAGAGCAGCTTATCGGATTTTTAATTGATAAAGATATAGATGTGCCTTTTAGTATCAAAAAATATTTAGAGAAAATAATCAACAACATGCTTGCTGAAAATTTTTTAAAAACTCAGCAAGTGTTATATCCAAAAGATTTTGAAGTATGTATTAGCGTAGAAGTGGATACAAAAACAAATGTGATGATGGTAAATACATATATATATGATGATCAAGATTTGGGGTTACATACAAGTACAAATGCAAATGTTTTACAGGGATATGATAGTATAAAGCATTTTTTCTTTGATACATTGATATGGATAGAGTCAATGAGAATTGCTAATTTACGAGCTGCAGTTGTATAGGAAACTCTAAGAAAATACTATTTTCAAAAACTGATAGTATCACATAGAAATATGTGTTATTATATATAAGCACAGTATGAGTACCTCATGCTTTGTATTGATTTGTTGCAGATTAAGTGTCCTGAAAGGATGCTTTTTCTGCTTTTCGAGATAATTTATTTATAAAGAAAGATTATAGACGATAGTTTGAATGTCAAATAAAAATGCAAATAATATTAAATCAAGATTTAATTAGATGATAAGCTGATTATCGAACTCAAGCTCGAATTAATTATATAAGTATCAGCCTTGAATTATAATGGATTTTTGTATTGTCTAATCGGACTAATCATGGCATATGGTGTTCGATAGTCAGAAATTGTTGATGCAAACAGAGAATTATATAATTGTATGGAAACACCACAGACAAAACAACAAAGGAGACAACAATGGAACTTATAGCAACAATCATATTAATAATAGTAGGAAGCGCACTGCTGCATATGGATGAATATAAATCAAGCAACAGAATTTTACCAGAAGGTTATGAGACAGACCGTGTAAAAGCCACACAGGACATACAGAAGTATGGTAAGCAATATTATTATGAACTACACCTTGCAGGAAAATATGACATAAAAGAAAGCCATCGGAGCTAATCTCTGGTGGCTTTAATAATTATTAATCTATGTTATTGTTGAATATCTCCATAATTATCTAAAAACTCATAAATTTCCTCTAATTGAGTTTGATCAACAACATCAAAGATAAATGGAAGATCATAATCCTGATAAAATCCTATAAACCATTTAACACAATCTTTAATATGGGTAGCAAATTCTTTTCCAGTGTATACTTGCCATGATTTCAAATAATGTTTAAGCACATTTGGTTGTCCACGTTCAATCATAAATGAAACATCTGTAGTAAAACTCCGCATTATGGAGTAAATGTTAGGATTTTCATTGTGTATTTCAGAATATAGTTTTGAGATAAGGTTCTTAAAATTATCAAAAGCAATAGCAATCCATTGTTTAAAAATAGAGTCCATTTCGTCATCAAATTTTTGCATAGACACAATTTTATCATGAGATTTATTTTTAATAGATAAATCATTGAATTTAGCGTACATTGCTAATAAATCATTTAATGAATCGGTAGTTTCTTTTTTATCTGTATCATCAGCACCATAAACAGGTATACTTAAGAGTGCAAATGCTAATTCAGAATTTTTATATATAGAATAATAAAGATGTTGTAAACCAGTTAATGCAGCTTGCATTTGATTTATTGACATTCCGTAGATTTTATTTCTTATTTCTGGAATAAGTTTATCGTCAAGAAACTCATCCAATATATACATTAATTCATCTTCATCATAGGTTTCAGAAAATTCATCTGCAATATCTATTAATTCATACCAATTACGTTGTTTCTTTCCAATGGATTGTTTAAGAAGTTGCTCAATAGTATCAATAACATCATCAGGATCATCTGTTTTTTCCAAAATCATATATATTTTGATTAAATCATCTTTTAATATTTTTTTGGTTTTCCCATTCTCAATGTTTTGCAACCAAAATTTAGAATGACCATTACCAATTTTTTCTGATAAGTCATAACTTGATATACCAAGTTCTTTTCTTCTTTCTACAATATTAAGTCTAAGCGTATCTGTAATGTTTATTTTTTCAGTAGCCATATATACCTCTTTTTTGAGGAGCTGTTGAAGAATTAGACAGCTCTTTATATTCATTACATAAATTACTTATTATTATAAAGGTTACTTAATACAAAGTCAATAAGTATAAAAAATACAAAATAAGTAAAAAATATACTTGACATGTATATAAAATGGTGATAATATTAAACTTGTCAAAAGGGCAAAAGTTTAAATCTTCCAAAACATATAGACAAAAGGAAAGAGCCGATGTTTGGCGACATCGACTCTTGAAAGGTCTATATCACATATGGCTTTGGCGAGTCATAGTGAAATAGAAATTGCACAGACTTGAATCTGCACTTATGTATTTACGCAAAATTCATTATAGCAGATATGTTTGAAAATATCAAATAAAAAAGTCTTTGAGCAATTCGCTCACAATTTCCAAAAATATTTTATGAATCGTGGAGTAATCCGCAACAGTTTTATTATATTGATAATAGAACAAAAGTTTTGAACATTAACAATTACACAAAATGTCAATGAAAAAAGAGAATGTATATATGAAGGCTGAAATGCCTAAAATTTTTTACATTCACATGATTTGATTGGTTATCGTCCATGTATTGAAAAGAGGTGAAAATGGGTGGAAATTGATAAGTTACAGTTATGTATCTTGGCAGTTCTGGAAGAAAACAATGCAACAACACCGGGTACTGGCATGACACTTCGAGAGATTGGAAGCGTGATTAATACAGAAGAAGAACATACATATTCACAAATCACAATCAATCGAAAAGTGTGGGGATTACGTGATTTAGGTTATGTAACCTCTAAACTGAAAAGTAACAAAGCTGATATGTTTTACATTACAGCAACAGGGAAAGAAATGAAAGGAATCTTATTACATGAGTAATAAATTGAAAAATGACATAAGGTTTATTGCAGTAGGTGCAGCAGGTGCTAATGTCGTAAAGATGTTGGAGCGCAAAGATTATAAATCTTACTATATAAATCTTGCAAAGCAAGACTTGGATTTAATTGATAGTCCTAACAAGTTACATATCTCAAATGGCGAGGGTGCAAGCAAAGACAGAAATAAAGCAAAAGCAGTGTTAGCGGAGTCGGTTGATGATGTTATGAATACGCTTGATAATCAGATTACAGAGCAGTATATCTTTGTGGTGTATTCACTTGCAGGCGGTACAGGTTCGGGGCTTGGAACATTTTTAGCATCTGTAATAGCTGAAAATCCAAACAAGAAAGTTGGTCTTGTTATTATACTTCCTTCAATGAATGAATCATTGCAAGCTAGAATCAACACATATGAGGCTTTATCAGAAATTATAGAGATAAAGAACGAGTTATGCTCTATCTTTATACTCGACAACAATCAGAGAGAGGACAAGTTCTCAATCAATCGTAGCTTTGCAAATTTGTTTGAAGCCTATATTAATGTGGCAAATAATACTTCGATTAGAGGTGTGATTGACATAGCAGAGCAGAAAAAATTGTTAGAGACTCCTGGTATAGCAATGATCCATAAAGCTACAGGAACCAAGGAAGATTTACTTTCTACTATTAATGAAGGAATCTATGTGCCACTTGAACCTAATAAGCGAGTCAAATATATCGGCTTATCACAGCCAGATACAAAAGATACTATTGATGTTGCAGATGTTATTAATGTTGTCGGTGAGCCGATTGATTACTATTGTGGGTATGGTAAGACAGAGGATACAGTGCTTTATTTAGCAGGTCTATCATTCCCAAAAACCTTTATTAATAAGTTGGCTGAATCAATCAAAGCGGAGCAAGACAGAGTTAAAAAGGTCATGGAAGATGATGATTTATCAATGGATATGAACATTAACTTTTTAGCGACTAAACCAGTCGAAAAACCACAGAAACCAAAATCAACCATGCGTGATAGATTGGTTGCAAGTATAACAAAATAAGTAACTAAAGAGAGAACAATATAATATAAAGCGGTCAATCTGTTCGATTGTTAAAAGAAATTGCAAGCATTTAGCTTATTCTGCCTGTACAGGAAGGAGAATCACATGTATAGATTATTAAGATTTATTGACAATGAAACAAACACAGCACCAGATTATGAGGTAGTACTTGAGCTTGATAAGTTTAAGGAATCAGACGAGATATTGAATAAATTTATCAAGACCTGCAAAGAAAAGGATCTGCCGTATTCTGATGGTTACTATGATTATATGGTAATAGAGTATGCTTGCGAAGTACCTATTAAAGCAGAATCAGTATTCTACTACAAGGACAAAGAATCTGCATTCGATGGTGTTGAATGGGATGGCAGAGTTATCGCTAGTTCGGCTCTTGGTTGCGATTTTACAGATCAGAATTATCTTGAAATTACAAACAACGCAACTGACAAAGAGTGGCTTGAGGAGTTTGTAAAAGCTGTTGTCACAAAAGCAAAGCTGAAATGTTCGGAGATTATCATTGATGATATAGAGTGGAACAGAAATATTTTTCTGAATATAGATGGACATGAATACGACATAAGAACATGGAGCTTTATACCATCGGAAGAGGATGAAAAAGGACATACATGTGCTGAATCAGTATCATACACCCTGTTTAAGAATGTTAAGGATGCTACATGTTCGCATGGCGAGGAAGTATCTGATGGTATATTAAACATCACATGGAAAAATGCTTGATTTAGATATTTGTTCAGATTGTTTTGACAAGCTGATTGATAGATTTGCAGAAGATAAGTTGCATATTGCAATCGGAAAAGCAAGTTGTTACTGCTATGACGATATAGACGTAACTTTGCAGCTTAGTGATGGTGTGGATATGGAAACTGCCACAAAACAGTTATATGAGAACTTTGACGAAAAATGGTCAGCATAAAGAGAGAACAATATAGTAGAGGTCAGCCGGTTGGACTGATAAAGGAATTCATGAGATACTTTCTCATTTCTGTCTTATATATAGAAGAAAAAGAGGTTATTTATGAATACATATTAATTGAAGTAATTATGACGAAAATAAAATAAAAAGGCAACCGATTATCGGCTGCCTAATATCATTAATCATGTTGAGTTATCTCAATATCAAAGTATTTTGTCCTTATTTTTACATCATGTCGTTTATCATTTAAGCATTTATGCAAAATGGTTATAATGCTAATAATAACCATAGCTGATAAAGTCAGTGCAAAAACAACTCCCAAAATTGCTCCCATAAGAAGCACCACCTTTCAGAAAATTGGTGTAAGGTTGACGGTTACAAATATTAAAAGAAGTAATAAAAATAAAGTGTTGTATTGAATTAGTTTTAGTTGATTTATTTTCTGATTTGGTTTTATTTTGATTGTTGTAAAATTATGGTTTTTTAATTTAATTATACAGCCATTTTCTTAAATGTCAAGAAAAATAAATATTCATATAAATGAAATGTCTAATCTCCAGCAAATCCCCAGCATATTGGGAGAATGGAACAGTTGGAAATGATGAGAAAATCGATAAAAAAACTCCTGTGATATATTAAAAATGGTGTTGCAAGTGATAAGGTCAAAAAACAGTTAAAGGAAAAAATTTTTGATGCTTTGTTTGTATAAATTGAAGCGAATAGTTACAATTCAGAACGTATTTACAAATCCCCTTTTTATTAAAACAAAATAATTATCAGTGAAGACGCTGACTACCTATAGTACGGAATCACAGACACATTACCTTTATGGTGGTGTGCCTACATTAAATTGAAAGAGAGGTGTAAAAAAATGATTCAGATTGACAATAAATTTGATGTGGGGCAGGAAGTACATTTGGTAGGTCGTAAATGTTATACAAACGGCAAGAAGAAAAGATTCAAGTGGGTTGTGAAATCAAAGAAAGACAAGCCATTAAAAGTGTTGTGCATATTCTATACGCACAAATTGTATGGAGAAGATGAACTATGCTATAACATTGAAAATCATGGAAAAGTAAAGGAAAATCGGATATTTGCAGATTATGAATCGGCAAAGCAGCAGTGTGACAGATGGAACGAAGAAAGATATGGTATTTAAGATCGGAGGGATAAACTATTTACAAAGGAACTAATAAGATGAATATGTACATAGTCAGATCACTTGCAATGACAAATTGGCTTTGTAATAACGGATTTAAGATTTTAAAAGTTGAGGATTCAGAAAAAGATGATAAGTTAAAGGTTTTCTTATTTGAAGATTCGCCAGCTTTACACGACACTATGATGAAGTACAGAAAGAGAGTGTGAGTGTATGGCAAATGGCAAGCAGAATAGAGAAAAAACTAAATTAACATGGGATGATTTTGAAACATACCTTCCTGAGTATGGATTTGACGAAAAGCAAATGCAATTTTTTAAAGACACATTTGAAATAATCACAACCAACCGAGATACAAGTAAAGTTACTTGTTTTGCTAATAGATGCGGCATAGGAAAATCAACGTTTATTCATACATTTATGCATTGCTGCATTGGAGATAGTTTTTATGGTGGACGGCATAGACCTCAAGGATTATTAGTTATAACGGATTCAATTAAGAGATTAGAGGAGCTGTCCAGTACTAATAAAGACAGAATAGAAGCAGAAAAGTATTGGGGGGAAATTTTCAAAGAGTGGGGCATTGAATACCACTATAAGGAATTTGAAAAAAGTGTCATTGTACTGAGATCAGATGAACCATTTAAGGAGCAACTTATCAAGCAACATTATAAGCCAATAGTTCTACTTTCTACACAGCGTTATTTCATGTTGGGAGATAATATCAGAGAACAACTTTTCTCGTTTACTTATAATGGAGAAACATTAAAAAGAGATATTGTTATCTTTGATGAAAGCCCACAATTTTCAGAAACTGTCACAATCGACAGCGATAACTTGTCCAGAATCGAGGCGGCATTATACAAAGGGCTGTCCGATGAAGTTAAGGACAAGGAGTTTGTAATAAGAGAGTATAAGGCATTTAAGGATAGACTGCTTGAACAGATGGACGAGAAGGAAAAACTACTGAAGGATTCTAATGTTACTATATATTGGAAAGATACACGATATTCCAGTATAACACCAAATGATGATTTACTTTTTTCGGTATTACAAGACAATATAGAGTCTTTGACAAAACAGTATAATTGCATATGGAAAGATATGCAATGCTTAAAGGAGATTGCTAAGAATGGAGCAATATTTAATTCTGTAAAGAAAAAATATGGAAACTATGAACGCTCATTTGTGCTGGTCGTAGATAATAGGAATCATTTCTTTTTAGGACAAGATAAGAAGTTTTTTGTATTTGATGCTACAGCAGATATTGATCCGAGATATGACCTTGATTATGTGGAGATTGTAACAGGAGAAAAGTATAATAAACCTTTGAATATGTTAATAACAAATGTTCAGATTTCCACTAGCAAAAATGTAATGTGTAAAGGAAATAAAAGAGCAATCACAACCTCAAATACCATCATTAAATACTTGAAAAATAAATTAAAACATGGCATAGGAAAGCAACGTGAAATTTTAATAGTAGTATATAGTGATTTGCTAAGACGATTTCAAAAGGAATTTGACAATGTAGGTTATTTTGGAAACCTTAAAGGATTCAATGACTTCAAGGATTTATACAGAATGGCACACATTGGAATGAACAGATTTCCTAACATGGCATATTTCTTTATATATTGCGGTTGTCATATGGAAACATACAGGCAGCTTATGGATATGTCAGAAGAAGAATCACTGGATTTTTTTAGTGCATTAAGTAAAAATCATAACAAGGAATACGAAAGCATTATAACATCCGTCATGCTTAGATGTATGTTAGCTGATTTTGAACAGAATATATTCAGATTGGCAATCAGAAATTATAGCAATACAGAAACAGTTCATATCTGGACTTTCTACAATTCTAATGATTCACTGTACAGTGAGTTATCTTCAATGATCGAAGAAAGATATAAACCCTATGGAACAATATTTGAATATGAAGATACTCCCGAAGAATTACTAATTGAAAAAATCAGGGATAGAAAGCCACCAGAAGGAAAGAAAATGACAAATGCACAAAAGATTATAGAATGGTGTGATAAACAAAAATCTGGAAAAGTATTTAAGTTAAATGAATTATTACAAGATACAGGGATGAATAATGATTCATTCAAAAATACTAGAAAAGATAATCAGACAATAAAAAAGTTATTTGATGATATGAAAACTGATAAAAGAGGTTATTACATGATTGTATAAATTTTTAGGGGGGATTCTCTAATATATTATATTAGGAAAACCCACCCAAAATGAAAATAGAAAAATAAATAAAGTTACAACTGATAATGATTTTCGCTTGATTGGACTGGCATGTTGCGTATGATTAGCGCCTATTAGGAAAACACACTGTCAAAGGGGTTTGTAGCGGGGGTTAGCCCGCTACTGCGGTATCTTCCGTAGTGTTGATTTCAATGTACTCGGCAATCTTGCGGAGCTCGTCAGCAAATTTGAATTTCACGCTGATATTGCCGTTTTCATAGACCTTGATATAGTCCACAAGTTCAACCAAGATTTCACGGTTGAGGGCTTCAATGTTCTGATACTTCATAAAGGCTACCAGTGCAGGATGCTCGTTGTCCACACCGTTTGCCAGTTCTGCGCGTTCAGCGTTCAGCCGGGTAAGCACCGCGGAAATATCAGAAGTCTGCCGTTCATAGTCAGCCTTCATATCCCGGTATTCCTGCTGGGTGATTTCACCGTCTTTCCAGTCCTGATAAAGAGATTGCTTGTAGCGTGTTATCTTTGTCAGTTCCCGCTCTTTTGCAGCTATCAGATCGTCCAGTCGGTAAGACTGGCTTTTTTTGATTGGAGCGGAATTGATCTGCGTGACGATTTCCGAGTAGGAAACAGCCAAATGTACCTGATGCTGTACAGCGAACAAAACAGCAGCCTCCAGCCGTTCATGCTTGATTGAGTGCATGGTGCAGGCTGTCCGGGAACGGTTCTTGTAGGTTGAGCAAGAATAATATACATTGTTGTTCTTGCCAACGCATCGGGTAATGGCCCGCCCGCAATCGGCACATTTCAGAAAGCCGCTGAATAAATGTACCTCACGGCCTTTCGGGGAAGTACGGGTATCACGCTGTAAGAGAGCCTGTACCTTGTCGAAAGTTTCATAGTCGATAATGGCCTCATGCGTTCCAGCCACTTCCACCCATTCCTCGCGTGGAACAGCTTCAATCTGGTGTACCTTGTAGCTTTTCACCCGGCTTCGGCCTTGGGCTAAATCCCCGGTGTAGGTCGGATTGGTAAGAATGGAGTGGATCATGCGGACTCCCCACATAGGATCGTCATACCCTCTTGTCGAAACAGGCAAGCCCTTTTGTACCTTGTAAGCCGAGGGGCTCGGTACGCCGTGTTCGTTCAGGTACAGCGCGATAGCACGTTTTGATGACCCTTGAATAAGCATTGTGAAAATGAGTTTGACATTTTCAGCAGCATCGGGATCAACAATCAGCCTGTGCTTGTCCTTTGGGTGCTTTACATAGCCGTAAGGAGCAAATGCTCCGATATACTGGCCGTTGCGCCGTTTGTAATCAAATACCTGCCGGATCTTTTTGGAAGTCTGATAGCAGTAATTATCGTTCATCACGTTTGTAATGGGAACGATGATATTTGAAACGCTGTCGGGGTTCTTGTAGCTGTCCACATTCTCAGCAAGGCTGATAAAGCGAACACCCATTTGAACAAACAGGTTATCGATCAAACTTCCGGCATCGCTATAATTTCGTGCGAAGCGGGACAGGTCTTTTACTATAACGCAGTTGATTTTACCACTCATGACATCCGCCAAGAGCCGTTGAAAATCTTCACGGTTGGCGTCCGTTCCAGTATGACCATCATCCACATATTCCGTGATGCTTTCAAACTCGTCAATGTTGCGTCGGTAAAAATCGTTCAGTAGGTCACGCTGGTTCTTTACGCTGTTGCTATCGTCTTTTCCTTTTTTCAAATCTTCCTTTGAAAGCCGGATATAGATGCCCAGCCGCCAGCGGCGGATTGTGTAAGAGGGAGAGAAACTCTGCTGATACCCTCTGTTTTTTGCTCGTGCCATTGTTCCTCCTTCCCTATCACATTACACTTATATTATAACTCTGTCCGGGGAGGACAACAAGGATGCCTCCACTTCGGGACACTTTGTCTCGAAGAAGCAAAACGAGCTGTAACCGAAGTTACAGCCCGCTTTTTTGCCGGAGCAGGAAGTCCGTCAGTGTGTCCTGCAAGGACGGCCCGCTTTCCGCAAATTCAATCTTTACACCGATCCCACCGATGCAAAAGCAGTATGGATTTTCTACCGCCTGCAAAAACAGAGCGATCCGCTCCTCCCGGGGGAGAGAGGTGTCAAAGGCCATACCGCTCACATCCGGCAGGGACTCGGGAGCCACTGCGCCGATGTCAACGCTTTTCATTTGTTCCAGTTCCTTTGCCGTTAATCTCACGGTAAAACCTCCTTATCAAAAATAGGATACGCCTCCCGCATATCGTGGGGAAACGCAAGAGGGCAGCACCTAAACGATGCTGCCCTCTTGTCTCACTCCATGTAAGTATAAAATAGAGAACGCCGCTCCCATTTTCTTGCCCTGTCCAAAGACAACCATACTCAGAGCGGCGTTCCCTCGCAGATAAGAGGGCAGCTGGGGAGACAGGCGGCCAGCCTGTCCTATGCCGGATCGTGGCCGTGGCTTGGCCCAGCCCAGTTGCGGCGTTGGCGTTGTTCGCTCATTCTTCCAAAGAAAAAGTCACAGCGCACCCGCCGTCCGGCTCCTCGGACTATGCCCGGGGCCGCCGCTGTTTATCTGCGGAAAGAAGAATATCTTCTTTCATAAACCGAGACATTTTTTCATCATTTCCAAGTGGGGAAAATGAAAAAATCAAAAAGTTTTTTTCATGCGCTCAAGGCCACGCTTGATCGACTGGCGGACAGACTCCTCGTGTACGCCCTCGGCCTCGGCAATTTCCTTGATGCTCTTTCCGAGAATGATGTGGGCATCAATCCTGCGGCCCTGGATCTCCGGTAAAGAGTTGAGTGCGTTCCACAGACGGATGAACAGCTCCATGCGCTCCAGAAGCTCCTGGGGCGTTGGCTCATGCAGGCAGGCGGAATATTCGATCCCGTCATCGCAGTCCAGAGAATACTGCGCCTTATGCCGGGAGAGCCGCCGCTGGTAGGCCATTTCGTGCCGGGCATCGGACACAAATACTTCGGCTACCTCGTCAGAAACCTCGATAAACTGATCCTGTGTGTACCAATAATAAAAATCCTTCAGATTGATTGTAGTCATAAATAAACCTCCGTTTCGGTGTTGGGTGGATGAGTGACCGAAACGGGGCTCGGTGGGGAGCGGCATCCCGGGGAGCCGCCCCGCACCTCGGGACAATTTGTCTCGAAGTACAAAAAAGCGCCCGCACAGCAAGACGCTATGCAGACGCAT